TAGCGATCCAATCAAGGACTGTGAAAGCCCCTTGAGCTGCTTGGAATGCTGATACCATGCCTTCGGTGTCTGTAGATACCTTGTCTACCTTCTCTTCTACCTTACACAATCTCTCGTATATCTCACGATGAGATACATCTTCTCCTGCGTTCATTTACGTCCCCTTAGTTCTGCAATCTTTTCAAGGCTACGGGAACCAAAGTAAGCACCAAAAATCAGCATACCCCAATTACCTAACAAAGTCACATATGACTCGTTAGCATTGTACCCAAAAGCAGACATCATTGCAAACGTAAAGTAACCACTCAAAATAGCTATCAAAGACATAGGTCGAATATTTTTGGACAACCAAGAGTCACTAGCCATGTCTGCTGACCAACGATCAGTAACATTACTCTGCTCTGTCTTATACAGATCAGTCTCATTGTACATTTTAGCAAGCTCACCATCCTGAGCCATCTGTGCCAGCTTCAATTGAGCTTCTGCCTTCTGAGCAGGATCAGGAATAAGCTTGTCAATTAGCTTACCGCCGATACCTAATATAGATTCTAGTATCATATACTACCTTATTTTAAATACAGTACAATCCCTGCGAGAATCAGAGAAGCTACAAATAGGATAAAGATAATGATAAGGAAGATCTCAGCAGCTTTGATCATTCTAGCTCTGGTTCTGGCTGCTGCTCTCTTAGCTTCTAAAGCTGCTGCCTTACGTCTTGCTGCAATAGCATTACGCTCAACTAAGAGGGCATTCCATACATCACCATTGCCTGAGTAGATCAACATCTCTTTAAGATCATTCTCAGCATCCACCAAAGCCTTGGCATTCATAGCTGTCTCTAAGGCCATAGACGTATCTGAACGTCCCTTACTGCTCTTGGACTTAGTGGCTGCTTTCACAACCACGTCCTTAGCATCAAAGAACTTCATGATGTCCTTAGACACAGCCTGAATATCCTTACCCATCTTGATCGCTGCCTGCACACCCTTAATAGCTGCCTGTGCAGTCGCAAAAGCGGTGATAGGATCAATCATGGATAGACACTTCGATGTAGCTCAAAGTGAGGGCCATCTTTAAAGGACTGCCAATCGCCACCCCAGACAATATCAATACCTAGCTCTTTGGCTACTTCCTTAATATGCTCAGCTACCAGTTGGTAATACTTAAAGTCCCATGTAACTTCACCTTCACGGATCACAGCAATGTCCACAGCCTTACCTGTGATATGTCTACTGTTCATCGTCTGAGACTTACCTGTATCAAAGAGAACCTTTTGGCGCTCCTTGGTGCGTAAACCTTCAGTGACGGAGAAGTCCAAAGGAGACTCTTTGATAGCCTCCTCTATTACTTTTACTAGGTCAGGATGGACTCCGTTGAGCCTGTCCTTGCTTCGTTGGCTTAGTGCGAATGTCATTGTTGAACCTCTTGTTGTCTACGTTCTTGTTCCTGAAGTAGTGCGGCAAGATCATCTTGGCCTTGCTGTGCTTCTTGCTCTGTCTGCACTGTAGGCTGCTCGGCAGCGCCTGCCCTCGGAGCAACACGAGCCGTTGTGCCCGCTGCCCATTTAAGAACAGGATTAGACTTTTCCAGCTTAGTTAAGTCATCTAACACTTTAGTAGAGCGAGGACTTAAAGCAGCATTCTTAAGGAAACTAGCACCTTCAGGAGTCATCAAGGCTTTCATAAGTTGATCATCAGTTAATCCATTCTTAGTAAAGGAGTTAACTAAATCCATAGAAAGCTGTCCTAGCTTGGCAGCTCCATAGCCACCTGAAGCTCCAATAACAGCAGATGTCTCTCGAACTGTGCCGGGAGAAATTGTAGCTTCTCCTGCCAAGTTAGCAGTACGCATCTTACGTGTCATCATTTCAGCATCGCTCATACGCTTACCGAACTCACTGGAGTTAGTTCCCAAAGCTGTAACTAAAGCATCCTTAGACACAGCATCTAAACCTCTCCAATTCTTAGCCAACGTAGCCAGATCAACTGTTTCGATGCCTGTTGCATTAGGAAATCGAGCACTGTTTACAAAGTTATCAAACACCTGTTTATCTAAGACAGACAAGGCAGCTTGATCTGTGTTCTCTACCCATGACCGCATAGTGGCTCGTTGAGTAGGAGTCAAAGAAGTGTATGTCTTGAATAAATCTTCAGGAGATACTTCAGCAAGAGTCTTATTCTGCAAGAAAGCAGGCAGACCTTGAGCAATCGCTTCCCGATAAGCATCACTGGCTTTAGCTACTTTATCTCTAGCTGTTGTTAGTAAAGTTAAAGCTGCTTTGTCGTTACCTGTTGCTGTCTTAGTCGCAGCAGCAAGGTCATCTTTCATCCCGCCAAAGATAGCACTTGAAATGATACGCTCATCGCTCAATGCTAAGTCTTTAATCAGGTTGTCACCAGCAGAAGCTTTCTTACCAAACTCAGATAGCAAACCCTGTACTTGTTCAACTGTTAACTTTCGAGCGCCTTGGTTAACTGAGTATCCTGAAGAACCGGGAATAGTGTAACTAACAGGTGCTCCGGGAATAGGAGCATTAGTTAAAGTATCACGGGCTGTTGTAGGTGAACTATAAGTATAACTACCTCGTCCTTCTACGCTAAACGAAGGAGATAGACGATCACGAATACTTGTAAGCACATCCACAGCACGTTCAGCGTTAGGGGTTGCCTGAGCAGCATAACGGTTAATCAAACTATCAATCTTACTGATAGTGATTGTGGGATCAACCAATCCTTGACCTGCGCCATAACCCTTAGCTTTTTCAAACAGACTACCAGACTTACTGTCTCGAATGTTCTCAAGCTTATTCTGGATGCTTTGAATAATCCCTAACTTTGATTGTTCTGCTGTGATAGGGGCAGGGTTAGGAGACATCCCTGATAAAGCCCTAGTCACGGCTCCTTCGTTTAAAGAATTGATTAACTCTAAATATTTAGGAGAAGCAGACAAGCGAGCAATATCAGCAGCAATAACAGGATCAGAAGACCCCTGTCCTCGAAGCATGAAATCACTGAAAGTATTAGCATCCTTAGCAGGGAGAAGCTTACGGTATTCTTCAATCTTCTTCTTTTGTGTATTAGATTGAAGCGCAGGAAGGCCACCTTTAACTAAGTAAGGAAGTGTTTGGATAGCTACCTGAGCACCTGCACTTTCAGGGGCAACTTGCTGTGACAACATTCCTAAGCTACCTGCCGTTGAGAACTCAGCAGCGGCTGTCCTAGCAGGAGTGGATAAGTTAAACAAGCTACTACCGGGAGCCATTGCAGACATTAAAGCAGCAGGAGCACCGGCTTGTCCAATATCATAAGCACCTTTATAGCCTTGAATCTTCATCAGATCAGGGCCACCTGCTTTAGCGATAGCATTAACAATACCTTGTCCTGACAATGCACTAGGAGTTTTGTTCTCTTTGATAACATCATAGAGTTTACCCCAACCACCTACCAGATCAATAATACCTTTAGTGGAGCCTTTAAGTAAGGAAGTGACAGCCCTTTTAGTTTCCTCAAGTGTTGTTGTTTGCTCAGGTTCAGCAAGGACACTGCGAGTGCCTCCTGTAACTGTACCTGATCTACGTTGTTGCTCTTCAATGAGAGCTGCCAAATCATCTGCCATATTAATCCTTATTAGCGTTGTGCTGCCTGAGCACGTTTAATCCTTGCTGCTAATTCTGCATCACTTAAGCCTGAGTATGGGCCTGTAGGAGCAACCGCCATAGGAATAGTAGGGGTGTATCCGCTTAGTCCTTTGTTCTTTCGGGCATATGCTTCAAGCTTACCTGCTTCTTCGATAATATCCTGATTCTTGCGTTGCATAAACTTAATGAGCTTACGACGAGCTTCAGGGTTTGTCTCAAGCTGTGGAACTAAACCAGCAATAAACTCACGATCAGCGTTCGAGAAACCAGAGCCAAGCTTACCGCCAAGTGTCTGAAGAACCACATCTCCAGCAACCTTTTGATACTGCTGACTTGTCGCAAGCTTATTAACATCAGAAGGAGAAGCTAAACCAAGAGTAGCTAACAGATTAGTAGCGCCAACTCGACCTTCTGCAAACTGACCTGAAATCAAGTCTTGGTTAGGAAGTGAGGCTAACTTATTAAGTGAATTCAAAGAAGCAATAGCAGTGTCTCGAACTACGCCTGCATCTCCTACTTTCTTAGCATCAATCTTACCAAGTTCTTTAACAAACTCAGCTTCACCTTTAGCGTCTACATTAACAATATTTTTAGTAGCTCGTTCAGGAGCAGAACCAATTCTTGAAATCTTTGCACCTGTCAATTTATTGATCAAGAAAACACCATCTGCTGTCTCACTAATTGCAGTTGGATCAGCTTTATCAATCGTATCGAGATCAGAAACTTCGCCTGATTTAGCATACTTTGAAACAGAAGCAGGAGTGTATTTACCAGTGCGGATTAACTGTTGTAAAGGATCAGCGCCTTCCCTCTCACGTCCACGCTGAGTAGCAAGAGCCTGCTCAGAGGTAAGCTTAGCAGCTTCCAAGTCCATAGCAGCAGCCTTCTGTGACAACTGCAAAGCCATCTCAGGATCGGTAGTACGCAAGGCATCAGCCATTTGACGGATACCAGCAGCAGTGTTGGTGTTGTACTGACTTGCCAACTCACGGAGCTTGGTAGCTCGTTGAATCATAGGGTCTTGTGTCTGTACACCGAAAGCACCTGCCAAGCCTGTACCAACACCTGAACCAGCTTTGTAAGCCATCATACCTAACTGCTGATCAGGAGTCATCTGAGCAAACTGAGCAGCTCGTTGCTCAAGCATCTGAGCCTGCATCTCTTGAGGAGACATAGAGCCTCCAAATAAACTTTGTGTTGCCATTATCGTATTCCTTAGCGAGTTAAGCTTGCAATCAACTGTGCAATAGGATCAGTCAAACCTGCAACAGCACCTGTAATAGCAGCACGGTTAGCAGCGTTAGCTGTGTTCTGTCCGCCCATGTATTGATTAGCTGCTGCTTGGTTGCTAGATGCTGCTGCGGAGCCTAAACTCTGGCCTTGCTTAAAGGCGTCCAAACCTAAGTTCTCAGCATTCTGAGCACCTTGCAAGTAATTGGTATAAGGAACCAGAGCATTGGACTGCATACCGTAGCCAGCATTGTTCAGGTTAATACCGCCTGTCATCAGGCCTTGACCGAAGGTAACTTGCTGTTGACCTGCTTGGTTAGCGTTAGCAGCCAACTGAGCATCCTGCTGAGCCATAGCGTTGTAGTAAGCAGCCATCTGTGGGTTAGTTGCCGCAAGGCCGGGAGCACCTGCTGTGTAGCCTGCTGCTGTACCGCCTGTGGCAAGACCTAAACGACCTTGTTGCTGCTGTTGGTTAGTCAACTGAGCTAACTGCTGTTCACGACCCGGAGCAAGTAAACCCTGTTGCTGAGTGATGTAGTTCTGGGCTACAGCTTGTGGACTTTCACCAACATATTGTTGACCCAGATTAAACAAGCCTTGACCTGCTGCGGTAATTCCCGGCTGGAATGCCTGAGCTTGTTGAGCTTGCGACAAGCCTGAGCCTGCCAAGCCAATCAAGCCTTCACGCATAGCGGCAATGTCAGGAGCCACTTGGTAGCCAGCACCAATTAGTTCACCTTGAGGGCCATAGTTAAAACCTGACCTACCAAAGCGAGAGGTAACACCTACAGGGCGGAACTGAGCCATCTGAGCTGCTTGGTTAGCAGAGGCTGTAGCATTACCTGCTGCTTGGTTAGTTGCGTAGGCTGTACCTAAAGCACCAATAGAAGGAGCAAGTAAAGAAGTCCAATCAAAATCAGCCATTAGTAACTCCCGCCATCAACTGTGGCATTAAACGTACCTGATAAAGTAAGGTTTACCATTGTTGTAGTGCCTGTGAAAGCACCATTGTTAGTATCACCTTTGGAGCTGATAGCTGAGGCAATGTTATTGTATTCAGTATCAATCTCAGTGCCTTTGATGATCTTACCAGCATTGCCTGTTGGTAAAGTATCCTTAACGGCAAAGTTAGTACTCTTTGTGTAGTTTGACATATTATCTAGTCTTTCCTATCTTAACGTAAACGTCCAGCTTTTGAATTGATACAGGTTTGTTGAAGACAGTAGTCTCAAAACCTAATTGAATAACTTTACCTGAGCCACCGATGTTAATAACCTTGTTGTCGAAGGCTGTCCCGCCATACTCACCAATGTCATACTCGGCAATGTTGTACTCAGCGATAGAAGCATTAGCCAGTAAGAACTGTCGGCTATTCAGAATGTCACTATAGTCAAAGCCGAACTTTAACGTGACACCGTAGCCTTGACCACCAATCACTGTAACCCCTACCTTCTTCATGATCTTAATCACTGTTGGAGCAGCAAAGTCAAAGTAGTTAGTGTAGTAGCGCATCAGGTAACTATCTGCATTGTCTTTGTAGCCATCATACTTACCGATATACCCCGGCTTACCAATCAGTAAGTCCTTATTACGGGTATACTTGATAGCGTAAGGAAGTAAGCCATCCCAAGTAGTTGTACGGTTAGCTCCGTTAGGTAGCATCACTCGCATATCGAAGCAATATACTAACTGACGAGCAGGGAGAGACAACAGATAGAAGGCATCCTTATCAGAGTACACAGCCTTGATCTCGTCAGGGTCTTCTGTGGTAAGCTCGAACACTAAGTCATCACGGACGTTAGCACTGATGTCTCGCATAGGTGCTGACTTCTCTTGGATGGTTCTCATCAAGGATTTAACACCAGCATCCGACAGGAACAACACGTCACCACCAGTCACCACTACTGAGTCACGAGCAAAGCATCCAGTACCTGTAATAGCATCTGACAGAACCAGATCGTTGGGGCTATTAGCATTGGCATAGATCAGAATCTGTCTACGACCAAAGACAATCAAGAAGTTATTGTGGGCGGCTAAGGCCATGATCTCATCACCGCCAGCAGGCCACACCTGAGATACGTTAAGAGTACCCGCAGTGCCTGTACTCAAGATATGACCAGAGAGTAAGTCAGAGAACTGTATTGTGCTCTTGTCTGTACTGTTGTTAGCTGACCACACACGACCATAAGCACTAATAGCACAGTTGTTATTAGATACAGTGCCTACATATCCTGACTTCTCAGAGATACGGCGATACGTAGTAGTACTTACAGCAGGATCAAACACCAAGGGATCATGTCCTGCTTGATACATGTACAATACACTGTTCAATGGAGCCATCTGCCAGTTACTGTCTGTGATGGTAGGAGCTGTACCTCCACCTCCGTAGGTTAACTCAGTTAAGGTAGAACCTACCAGCTTGAATAACTTATTGTTACCTGCTGCGATGACATAAGAGTCGCCAGCAACAGTGATAAGCTCATCAATAGCTTTGACGGTAGCTGTACCTAATGTTGCATTGTAGGCATGAGCAGGAGTCCACCCTTTACGAGCACCGATACGACCAAACTTATCAATGACACAGTTATTAGCTACGGTAGCAAAGCCATCCTCTAACGTGATCGAAGAGTCCTGAGTGTTGACCCCTTTAAAGCCGGGAGCAGCAATGGTTGTCGTTAGAAGTTTAGCAACCATAATTAAACACCCATCCAGACTACTTGATCATCATATCGGTTACTCTCCAAGGCAATAGCATCAGCCAAAGCTAAACGGTATTGTTGGAAGACTTCACCGAAGGCAGAACCACCGTCTTCACCACGTTCACCGATAGCTTTAGCGTAGGCTAAGAGCTGTACCAAGTGAGCAGGAACGATGAGGTTATCACTGTTGTTAACCAAGTCTAACTGAGGGATAGTCAGTTCAAAGCGTACTTGATATACCGCATCAGGCTGAGGCCAGAGGTCTACTTTGTTGTCCCCACCAGAGGTAACACCGTTGTAGCTGTAGTAGCAAGGAGCTGCATCCTGCACAGTGCCTGTGTAGTATTGACGATTAAGCCATACTTGAGAGGCCTGACGCATAGGCACATCTTCTGTGTCATTGATTACATCACTTGTCCTGAATCGTTCACCTGATCCAGTAAGTGTGTAGTTACGTTGACCAGCGACAGTAGGGATAACGATTGTAGTGCTCAAAGCATTCCATTCGTAAGCATCCTCTACCTCACGCTTAGCATCGTTAACGAATACACCAATCAAAGAACTATAAGGAGTGTCTTGAACCGAAGATACTTCAGTCTCTCGCAGTCTTGTGAGTACATTGTTAACCAGTTGTAAATAGGTCGAAGCCATCCTTATGTTCCTTTAGTTCTCTATATAGATAGTATAGCAGATTTTTAACTGTATGTCAAGAAGTATTTTATTGAGGCGCTTCAGGCCATGTAATAGTCCAAGGGAAGCCCTCTTGACCAGTTACATCACGCAAGGCTTGGCGGTATGTAGCCCATGCAGCTTTGTCTACTGGAGCGTCAGCAAGCTGCGTCCAATCGCACTTGTTAAGCAAGCTGGTTCGTACATTGCGCACCTCTTGCTGCTTGTCTACATCCTTCTTTGCGTTGAAGGCGACAAGCTCCTCGGCTGTGTACTTATCAGACTGCACCCATGTCTGAGTCCACACACCATCTACCAAGGCTGGAGCATCTTCAACAACAACCTTCATTTCATCCTCAGAAGGTTGGCTTGATGGTTGAACGCGCACATAACCCTCCGGCAACGCCGCAACAAAGTTTGTTGGGAATGAGGTGTGAGGAAAGCGCATTTTGATCGCGCCATCTGTCAGCGGATATTCCGCCACTTGGTTGTTTTCGATTTTTGCAAACATGATTGTTCCTTACTTTCCTGCCAAATATGGGAATGTTCTAGTACCAGGCCAAATGATACGGAGTGCACCAGGAGCGCCAACAGCGCCCGTACCGGAAGAGGCGTCATTACCCCCAGCACCACCACCAAAAGACCCACCAACTTGACTATTGCCAGTAAATGAAGCATTTGATCCACCTCTGCCTGAGTTACCACTGCTAGTGCCTCCACAGCCATTTATGCCGGGATAAAGTCCTACCCCGCCACCACCGCCAGAACCGCCTGTGGCTCTAGACCCACCACCGCCGCCCCCTCCAGAGCCGTTACCAGCAATGTCTGTAGCTTGACCTGACCCGTTACCGCCATTCCCTGAATAACCTCCACCTCCGCCGCCACCGCCAGCGTTAGTAGAACTTGGCGCTCCCGGACTACCGCCGTTGCCGCCACCTATAGAACCACCAACTGCTGAGCCACCTCCCGGAGTCCCAGTAGCTTGCCCCCCTTGGGCGTAAACAGACGCATTCCCGTCTGTTGTGCCGTTAAAGCGGGTACTGCCACCGTTGCCTCCGCTACTCCCCGATGTTCCGGCTGCTCCACCTGCCCCAACGCTTAAATTTATTGTTGCACCCGGAGTTACAGTTAAATTATTGTAGTAACGCAAACCACCGCCGGGGCCAGAATCTGCCCCAGTATCATTTCTTGCGCTACCACACCCGCCACCAATGCAAACAACTGAAACAGAAGTCACACCAGATGGAACAGTCCAAGTACCAGAACCAGTTGTTGTAAAGATTTGCTCATTTGTATTTTCTGCTGCATCAGAGGGATATTTATTTGCGCCAACAACAATCCTAACGCAGCCGGAAGTGCCTGCCCTTCCACTCGTTCCACCTCCACTATCATCACCATAGCCACCGCCAGCACCAGAGCCAAACATTCCTTCAGTGTTTATAGAAGTAGTTGAAATATCTCCATTAGCGCCTGTTGTTCCGCCAGAACCGCCGCCACCACCGTTTGCAAAGCGGCTTCCAGAAATTGCTCCAAGACCACCAGTGCCACTTGAACCCGTACCAAATACACCAACGCCGCCGCCCTGCCCTCCTGTACCATACCCAGCAGTTGCTAAAAGCCCGTTTGCACCACTTCCACCGCCTCCGCCACCGCCTCCACTACCAGCAGAACCAGTAACTCCAGCACTACCAGTGGGACTGCCTCCCCCTGCTCCACCATCGCCAGAATATCCACCCGCGCCTCCGCCTCCGCCTCCGCCTTCACGCCTTCCACCTGTTGTTGTAGGTGATCCGCCTGCTCCACCATTGCCGCCAGAATACGAGCCTTTACTGCCGCCAGCGCCACCAATAGAACCTGTACCACCTGGAGCGCTGGGGCCAGAGCCGCCTCCAGCTCTCAATAAATCTGTTGCACTTCTTTTTATATATGAGTCTCCGCCATTAACGCCCCCTTCATTACCGCCAACACCGACTCCTACAGTCAATGTTTCACCCGGAGTAACAGAAATTGTTGCGTAAGTTAATGCGCCTCCTCCTCCTCCGCCGCTACCAGAATCAAGAGACGTATCGCCACTATAGGAACCGCCACCAGCGCCAATACAAACTGCACTAATTTGAGTTACGCCAGTAGGAACAATCCAAGATATTTCATCAGATAATGAAATTCCTGATTGTTGATATTGCAAACCTTGCCGACCCGGAGCATAAAGCGCAGGCAACCCGTCCAACGCCGATGTAGTTTCACCAGAAGTGTTAGAACTAAACATTGATACTCCTTAGACGGTGTAGTTCTGACCAGCAACACTTCCAAGCCAGTTAGACCCATCAATGGCTGTGAAAATAAACTTGTCAGCTTTGGACGCTGTAGCTGTCAGCGTTGGCGCAGTTGCTCCGGGCCAATCAACAGTACCGGGCCATGTCACTGTTCGTGAGCCTGTACCATCTTGTTTCTGGATCAAGATGAAACTCTTGCCAGCCACTGGTGTTGGAAACGTGTAGGTGCAATTGCCTGTCAGTGTCAAGATTTGTACCGAGCCGTTAGCCAAGTCAATGGTGTAAGCCGTGCTTGTGTTGGCGGTCACCGTTTCTTCGGTGTAACCGTTGGTAAACGTACCAGCTTCGATAGTCTTGTTGGTCAGTGTCTCAGTACCTGCCAGAGTAGCAAAGCTGCCAGCAGTCAAGGTAGCTTGTGTCCAGACAGAACCAGACCAAACCCACAAAGTGCTGCTAGTGGAGTTCCAGTAGATAGCACCTGTTAGCAACGTGTTACCATCATTGTCCACAGTAGGAGCAGATGTCTTAGCACCAAGGTAACGATCATCAAAGCTGTCATAGCTTGCAGCAGCACTAGAGGCACTGGCAGAAGCAGCAGAAGCACTACCAGAGGCTGCACTGGCAGAGTTAGCAGCATTAGTCTCTGAAGTAGCAGCAGCAGATGCCGAAGCAGCAGCAGCGGTAGCGGAACCTAAGATACCATCAACATAAGTCTTAGTGGTAGCATCAGTGCCTGCTGTAGGAGTACCCAGACCTGTGATCTTGCTACTGCCCATTGCGATAGCACCAGACATAGTACCACCAGACAAGCTGAGCTTAGCTGCAACAGCATCGTCCACATAAGTCTTGGTAGTAGCGTCTGTACCTGCTGTAGGTGTACCCAAGCCTGTGATCTTGTTAGTACCCATAGCCAGAGCACCGGACATGGTGTCACCAGACTTAGATACTTTGGTAGCGATAGAGGCTGTCAGTGTTGCTGCTAAGTTAGCATCATCATTCAAAGCAGCAGCAATCTCGTTCAGGGTATCCAAGTTAGCTGGAGCACCGTCAACCAAGTTACTGATAGCTGTATCTACATAAATCTTAGTAGCTGCATCGCTATTGTTGACAGGAGCAGCCAAGCCAGTGATCGTAGCTGAAGTGCCTGCATCCATATCCAAGGAACCGCTGATGGTCACATGGTTGAATGTAGATGTGCCGCTAGAGGCTGTCACGTTACCTGTCAAGTTACCTGTGACGTTACCTGTCACAGCACCTGTATGAGTACCTGTGGTATTACCTGTGACGCTACCTGTCAAGTCACCTGTAAAGCCTGTGGTTGCAGTGATAGTAGTACCACGAACGGTATTAGCTGTGGTAGCAC